CTGGAACAAGTCCATGCCCTGTTTTTTATCAATATCATTTTTACCAGCAATTGATGGAAGCACAGCTGCCTTATAATCAAATTGTCCCATTAAATCATCTTTCTCAATTAATGGATATAACACTTCTCCATCTTCTCCAATAATCCTAATAGTCATTTTTTTTGTAAAGAATTGAAGATACATTGACATCCAATATCTCATCAATGTTCCGTAGGTTTCTCCTAAATGATTTATAAATAATCTGACACGTTCTAATGTTGCTTCTCGTAAATGTCTAACTTCAGTAGCACTAGTAGTTCCTCCTCTTCCTCCTCCCATTGAGAAGTCATCAACACCTACAGCGTATGTCATATCACTTTTTAATAATTCCTCTTCTTTGTAAGAACTTGCCTTAACATCAGAAAACTGAACTTCTCTTACTCCGGTTGGGTCAGGTGAATAAATAATTCCAAATGGTCTAGTTACTAATTCTCTTTTATCAATATTAGCTAAAGGATTAACAATCCACATTTTATGAATGTTCAATGTAACTGCATCTAAACGTTGATTCTTAATCATGTTTAACATTATAGTTGGTTGTTCTAGAATTGCAGGTATACCATATCCTTCAAACTCATTTGGTAATTTCAAATATGTAATTTCAATAAATGGAGCTTCTTTAAAATTATAAGGATTAGGCATTACACCACCCTTTAAAATTGGAACATCATTAACCATAACAGCATAAGCATCTTCAAATGGTCTCCACCATTCAAAAACTTCATGCATTTTTAAATCAGGATCACTTTGTGTTTGATAAATATCAGTCGTTCCACCACGAGATGTTGAAGAAATATAATTAGCACCCTTAACTATATTTTCGTTTGCTGACTTTACTTCATTCCTAATAGAAGCATAATCTGTTAAATCTCCGGCGCCAGAATCAAGTGCCATTTCTAATCTCTTTTTGTCAAACATTGGATACCTACGTTTTATTTCTGCTCCAGTTAAAATCAATCTCTTAAACCAAAACTGTTTGCTCTCTCTTGGAATATTATGCCAATCATACCATAATCTATAATTATCTACCCATTCTGCATATGGAGCATCATAAAAAGTTTTAGTCTCTTTTTTCCAAGTATACTTTTTCTTGACTAAATCTTTATTTTGTAAAAATTCATACGTTCTAACATCTTTTTTCCAACTAGCTTGTAAAAATCCTGTTCCATAGATTAAACAAGAACGAGTTAATAATTCAGATGTATTGTCCATACCAGCAATTTCCCAGGTATAATCTGTTAGATTCTGGAGTTTTGTCGCTTTTAATTGATCATTTTCGGTTCTTCCTTGAACCGTAAAATCTGGTCTAGCGTCTAATATGCGGGGCATTAAAGTTTCAACAACGGCTTCGGAATATGGAATAGATATATTTGCCTGCCATTGTTTTATTTCTCTAGCCCTATCACCAACATAGGCAACATATAGTTTATAATGCCTATTTAATTGTGGTTTAATACATCTTGTAAAATAATCTTTTGCATCATCTCTCTGCATATGAAACTTATTCATCATTGCTACTTCTTTCTTTCCCCAATCATTAGCGCTATACTTTTCTTGATTTGCCATATTATTATTTTAATTAATTATTAATAAGTAAATGTTTTTGGTAAATGTTGTCTTTCATCTAATTGTTCAAGTTTCTTATCATACATAACTTTAAATCCTTGAAAACCAATACCAGCAGCAAAAATACAATCATCGTGAAATCCATGTTGAGGAACCATATCTCCTCTGTCATTATACACAAAAACTGACATCTCATCTATTAATTCCTTACTATGAATGGTTAAAACTTTTTCTCTACAAGCTTGAGCAAAATCATCTATTAACAATGGTCTTGTTACTTTATTAGTTTTCCATCCCATTTTATCACTTCCTGGAGAACTAATTGTTTCAAATTTAAGTTGTCTAAAATAAAGCGAAGGATAAATTTTTTCTTTTAATTTCGTTAATGTAACTAAACCATGATTATCAACCTCAACAACCATCAGAGCTTTATTATATTCTCTTCCTAATTTATCTAATTTATCTGCAAATCTATCAGGTGGAAGTAATCCTCTAAACATAGCTACCTCTTCTCCTGTTTTTCTATCCCAAACAATTGCTACAGAATAATCTCCTCCTTCAACTCCCTCTGCTACATCAGCTCCAACAATATATAGTCCTCCTTGTTCTGGTTTCTTATATATTCTTATTCCATCTATCTCTTGTACAAAATGTTTATTTTCTCCTTCTCCAATAACCTCTCCAATTTTTAAAATATTTTTTCTTTGTTCCTCAAGAACTGCTGCATCAAATACTGCTCTACCAGAAGACAAAAATTGTAAACCATATTCTTGAGCAAATTTTAAAGGATTATTTTTATAAACCCCTCTCTTCCTAATAGCATCAACCTCTGCTCTTGTATATCCCCACCACCAACCATATTCTTTCTTTATATAACCATTATTATCATCCATGAACAATCTATGATATAAATTCCCTTGTCCACGTGGTGTAGATTCTACAACTAGTCTACCACCAGCAGGAACAGAAGCTTCTAATGTCATCATTTTTTCATCTGCCCTTTCCCATGAACTCAACTCAGTAGCTAATACATTATTTAAAGTATATCCTCTACCAACGTTAGTAGTTGATGGTAAAACTAGAATCTTTGAATCCAACTTAGGAAAACTAATTTCATATTTAGAATCATACTGAATAGTTGGTCTTAATGCAGCTGGAGTTGTCTTATAAAATGTTTTAATTTTATCTAATAACTCAGCAGTTAAATCAGTATTATATCCAATGATTGCAGTATTAGTCCCAGGAACAGTAATGGTATCGTGATAAAAATATCCAACCATTGCAGTACTGAATCCGATCTGCCTTGCCTTATTTATAATAACTCTATCATGTTTTCTAACTGTATTAAATAAATCTTTCTGAGCTTCATTTAATATAAATGGCCTTAACTCTCCAGGTTTTTTAGTTTTAATCTTTGTGAAATTTTCAAGATAAAATTTCACATCCTTTAATTTTTCAACTGGAATTTCATTTAATTTAGTCATATAATTCTTTACCTATTTTCTTTTCTTTATCTTGACGCTTCTTTTCATCTTCTGGTGTTGGCGGTACCTTTACATCATAATCCTTTACCTCTTCAAACTCTCCTTCTATTGTTTTTCCATCTCCTAATCGTTTTGTCTCAGCTTCCTTGGCCATTGCATTTAATACCACTTCTTCCCAATTTTTCCCACCAGCTTCCTCTTTTTCATATCTGTCTAATCCCATAGATTTAAGTAATGTTTGTAAAGCAGCAAGTTTAATCTTTTCAGAATTAGATGAATCTGTAATTTTTTTAATTCCTCCAACAATATAGTCAAGAGAAATACCAGCATTTTGTAAAGCAACATGATACTCTTTTCTAAGTGCTAATTTATCTAAAGAACGATAGACGTCAGTGACCTTACTCAATCCTGCCATCTTTTGTAACTCATAAGGATCTGTCACTCCTTCTGAAAGAGCTTTTATTAATAAATTTTGTGCATATTTATTTTGTCTGTAAAATTCTACGTCGCCTTGAACAAAGACAACTGGTTTAGCTATTTTTTTCATAATTTTTGTCGATTATAACTGAAGACACGTGCGTACGAGAAAATACATATATATATTTTCTCCCATGTTCTTCATTGTAACAAGAAAGGTAATTTAAAATGTAGTCCATAAATTCCATATATCCCATTTTCATTGTCTCTCCATAATCTAACAAATCAAGTCGTTCAGTCATCTTAAAAACAAGAGCTAAACATTCTAAATTCATATATTTATAAGGATATTTATATTCTCCTTCAAATGGATTATTAGTCTCAAAATCTGGATAAAAGTCATCAAAATAAGTAGCAATTCTACTCATAGAACTATTCCAAAATATCATTTTATTATCATGTCCTACAAAATGACGCATATACAGAGCAAACGCAGAGTCCATGTGAAATCCATTTTGTCTCATCTTTGATCTCCTAACTCCTTTATAACAAAAACGTCTAATAAGCCAAACAATTTTAACTAATTTATCATAAGAAACTTTTTGTAATTCATCAATTGTATCACGGAATAAATTAGTATATTTCGTTACATCTGAGGGAATATTATTAAATGTACTAACATCTTCTATTTTACATTTCTTTCTAATTAACTCATTACCAGTAAATACTCTCTCATATTCACGAGGGTAATTCTTAAACTTCATAATTCAATTTATATTATTGTCTTAATATATTTTCTTGTAATCCTTTAAATCTATCCATTAAACCACCCTGTTGTTCTGGCAAAGCTCCTCCTGGTTCTGGCAAAGCTCCTCCTGGTTCTGGCAAAGCTCCTCCTGGTTCTGGTAAGGCCTCTCCCTGTTC